GTAGTGAAAGGCAGCAACACCTTCGGGCAGCGTTACGCGACGCAGGCGGCCACCAACCGGGCGCTTGCCAACACCGCGTCAATCACCGTCGAACGCTACTTCACGGTGACCGCTGAAGGCAACGGGGAGTCGTTCAACATCCAATCCAACACGCCGTCCGCAGGCAATAAAATCGTGCGGAAGATTTGGTACAAGGACGAAGCGTTCGAAGCCACCGACGTGAACACGTGGACACTGCTGCACACCTTTGCCGATGACACGACCTATGCCAACACCGCCACCAAATGGCAGGAGTATCTTGACGGGCAGACGTACGGCAAACCGCCGTTCACGCTGGCGATTAGTTGGGAGGATGTGCCAGCGGTCACGGGAATTTTACACGGCCTTACGGCAGACCTAACCTACGCATACGCGCCTGCGTGGCTAAATACAAGTTACACCGGAAATTGCATCAGGGTGCGACGCGCCAGCGACAACACAGAACAAAATATTGGTTTTGACGGCCAAGACCTTGACACCGCTGCCTTGACCACCTTCTGCACTGGCACCAACTGCTTCTTACGCACGGTGTACGACCAAAGCGGAAACGGCTACGACGTGGTGCAGACGACCACTGCAAATCAGCCGAAAATTTACGATAGCAGCACGGGGGTTCTTTTGTCTGGAGGGCTGGCCGCATTTGATTTCAATTCGGCAAATTCCCAGCGATTAGCCGCAACTTCCAATGTTAGCGCGGGAACTCCTCATTTCTTTGGCATCCACGAATTAAGCGCAGGCGCATATGCCGGCGCAATCAATGCAGACAACACATACATTTATGATTTTACAACGCGTTTGGAATTAAGACAAAACTCTTCGCAATTCACTACAACTACAACGGCGGCTCGAACACGCAAAATGTGGAACTGGTTAAATGACGGCTCCAACTCCAAGGCCGCTGTAAATAACGACGCATACACAACTGCCACGCAAACAAAGGCTACCTTATTAAGCCCTCGCCTTGGTACAAATGGAACTCAAAACCTGTTTGGAACATTGAAAATTCAAGCGTTTATCGGATACACCGCCGATAAATCGTCCGACCGCACCGCCATCGAAACCGCCCTCAACGACTATTTCAACGTCTACTAATGAGCGCCTACATCATCGTCCGCCCCGAAGGGATTTTAACAAGCCCGCAGCGAGCGCAGTTTATCACGCGCGAACTCTACTGCATCACGCTGCCTTTGCAATTCCAAACGCCCGACCAAGCCGACGGCACGGTGTTCGGCATCATCCACCACCCGACGGACGGCAGGGCAGCGTTGCAGGTGGATTTGGATTACGTCATCCCGGTGCATCCGCTGGTCACGTTGGAGCGGCTGGTGTCGTTGTTCCCGGAGATTACCGACGCGGAGCGCATGACGCTGATGCAGGTGATATTTAGCAGCAAGTCGTTCCCGTTTCGGCACATCGTGCCAAGCACGGTCACGGTCAGGGACGAGGCATTTATGATCGCGGAAGGCTGGTTTGAGCCATGACGGTGCTTTCTCCCATACAACTGCTCGGCTACGTGCTGGCCGGAATGGCCGGACACTACGACCCCGCCGGTGACATCGACCGCAACGGGGTCATCAACATCGCCGACCTGCTCCAACTGCTAACCATGTTCTGATGGCCAAATCCCAAACCACCCACACCAAGGTGCTGCGCGAAGTCAGCCGGCCGGGCGTTCACGCGAAGACGAAGACCAGCCGCCGCAAGGAGAGCAAGAACTACCGCAAACCCTACGGCGGGCAGGGTCGGTAGAACTTTGTACATTTGGGCTATGATCGTCACATTGACCAAACCCCTGAACGACTACGGCTACAAGTTCGAAGCCGGAAAGACCATCGAGGTGTCGATGAAGTTCTACCGCCTGCTCGTGGCGCAAGGCTACTGCGACCCGCACGAAAGCGAGGCGCCCAAGCCAGCGCCCAAGGCAGCGCCCAAGCCTAAAGCAACTCCACCCCCAACAGATAACAACGAGGAATAATGGCACAAACCACTGGCATCCTGAATGCGTCGAGCATTCGCTTCTTTACCGGCACCGTAGATGGCACCCACGTAGTGGTCGCCAATGTAACCGAGTGCAGCATCTCTATGACCACCGACGTGCGGGACGTAACCACCAAGACCTCCGGCGGATGGCGCGAAATTCTGCCCGCCCTGCGGTCGGCAAGCGTCAGCGTCAGCGGCTACTTCGCCGAAGACGCCACCAATGGCTTCAACGCTTTGGTCGACTACCAAATTGCAGGTACCCTGGTGTATGCAACGTTCAGCAACGTGGGCAGCGGAGCGACCCCGAACATTGGCGACGAAGAGTTCGACATCAAAGGGTATATCACGAGCATCGAGCAGAGCGCCGGGTTTGAAGACAACGTCACCTGGTCGCTGACCATGGACTTGACCGGCGCCGTTGTACGTGAGGTCATTGCCTAATGGAAGTACAAATCCAAGGCACGACCTACCCGCTGCGCGCATCGATGGGCGCATGGCGCAAGTTCGAAACGGCGACCGGCGTACGAGTGGCAAGCATCGGCACCGATGACGTCACGCGCATTCCGGAGTTGGCTTACTACCTCATCCAAGCAGGGTGCAAGGCCAGCGGCATGAAGTTCGAACTGACCGTTGACGAGTTCCTCGACCTCGTGGAAATCGAAGACGTGCAAGCCATCAGCGAGGCAGTCGCCGGGCTGCTTGGCGGCAGCGGCAAAGGCCAAAAAAAAAGTCAGGCAAAGCCCTGACGTGGGATGAAATTGAAGAGATGGGGTTGGGCCAATTAGGCCTGACCCCTTCTTTGCTTTACGACCTTACGTTCCGGGAGTTCAGCAACGCCATGGCCGGGCGGCACCACGAGATTGAAATGCGCGAGCGCAGCGAATGGGAGCGCACGCGTTGGCTCGCCTGTCTGCTGCTCAACCCCCACACCAAAAAGCGGCTGAAGCCCACAGACCTTGCCACGTTTGAGTGGGAGAAGAAGGCCAAGACCGCCGTCGATGGCAGTGCTATCTTGCGGCAAATAGCTGGACATGGCAAAATTAGGTGACCTCATTGTCAAGATTGGAGCGGACACGCGATCGCTCAACACCGAACTTGGCAAGATTCAGCGGAAAATAAAGAACACCGCCGACAACATCCAAGGGTTGGGCCAGTCCATGACTATGGGCTTGACGCTGCCCGTGGCCGGGCTTGGGCTTGCAGCCGTCAAGGCGGCCGCTGACCTGCAAACGATGGAGACGCAGTTCGTTTCGCTCACCGGCGGAGCGGAGCAGGCCGGGCAAATGGTGGACAAACTGAACCAGTTTGCAGCCGCCACCCCCTACGAAATCGAAGGCATCGCCAGCGCGGCGCGTCAGTTGATTGCCGCTGGTACCGACGTCAATGACGTTACCAACCAACTGCAGTACCTCGGCGACATCGCCGCCGTGTCGGGCGTGCCTATCGAAGAGATGGCCAGCATCTTTGCCAAGGTGCAAGCCAAGGGCAAGGTGGAGTTGGAAAACCTGAACCAACTGGCCGAGCGAGGCATCCCCATCTTCACGATGCTGTCAGAGGCCACCGGCCTGCTGCCTTCCGAACTTGGAGCAGGCGCCGTCTCGGTCGACCTGTTCAATCAGACGCTGATGTCCATGGCGCAGGAGGGCGGGTTCGCTTTCGGGGCCATGGAGAACTTGTCGCAAACCGCGGCCGGTAAGTTTAGTACGGCGATGGACGGGCTGAAGATGGCCGCCGCTTCGCTTGGTGAGGTGCTGCTGCCCATCGCCACCGCCGTGATTGACAAGGTCACCGAACTGGCAGCCAAGTTCGAGGCGCTGGACATGGGCACCAAGAAAATGCTTGTGGTATTCGGTGCCATTGCGGGCGCCATCGGACCCGCGCTCATCGGTTTCGCGTTGGTATCCAAGGGCATGGTGGCGATACAAAACGCGGCGTCTTTGGCGATGAAGGGTATTCAGCTGATGAACGCCTCGCTGCTCACCAACCCCTACACCGCCATTGCCGTGGCGGTCGCCGCGTTGGTTGCGCTCATCATCACCAACTGGGACAGCATCAAGGCCTACTTCACCGACGGGGACGGCTCTAAATTGTGGGATGAACTGGTTGCCACATTTGACGCGGCGGTAGCCTACATCAAAGAACTGTGGTCGTTTTTCTTGGAGTTTTTGGAGGCGTTTTGGGATAGGTTCGGCGGCAGCATTATGACCACCATCGACACCGTTATGGACACCGTGATGGGCATCGTCCGGGGCGCGCTCGGATTTCTTAAGGGCATATTCTCGGCAGGCACGGCGCTGCTCAAGGGCGATTGGGATGGCTTCTTGACCGGCATTATTGACGCCACGGTTTCAATCATGCAGGCCATTGTGAACACCTTCCTCGGCGGGGTGCGGCAACTGGCCAACGGCGTCGACACGCTGCTCAACGCGGTAGGCATCGACAGCGCGGTCGGCCCGTGGATTGAAGGCCTCCAGTCAAAGGCATACGAATACTTCGACAGCATCAAGAGCGGGGCGGACACCGCCAAGGATAGCGTCGATGACATGAACAATGCGGTGCAAGATGTCGACACCCTGCCGCCTGTACCCGTCACACCCAAGCCCACAATGGGCAAGGGCAAGGGCAAAGGCAAGGGCACAGCCAAAAGCAGCGAGGACGAAGAGATAGACGCGGACGCATTCAAGACCACCTTTGATGACCTTATCCGGCCAGTGGAGACCAAGGCCATGGCAACGGCGGCGTTCATTGCCGCGCTGCCCGACACGCTGGATCTGGAGGAAATTGCCGAGCCGTTGGACGAGGTGTTCGATGACGTCGGGTTTGACCAAGTGATGTTTGACCAGTTCGTGGCAGCGGAGCAGGCGGCAATGGTGTTCAAGGACAACATGGCCAACATCATGGCCGACATTGCCACCAACGCCACGGCATTGGGCGGTCAGTTCGGCGCAGCCTTTGGCCAGCTGCTCACCGGGGCAGAGGGCGGCGAGGAAGCCATGGCGTCCTTTGCATCGTCAGCCCTTGACGCAGGCTTCCAAGCAGCGACCGCGCTTGCCATCAACGCAGCCGGGCAGACGGCAGCAGCGGCAGGGCCGGGCGCAGCGATTGCCCTGCCCATCCTAATCACGGCGGGCATGGCGCTCATCCGCTCCACCTTCCAAGGCATCACCGGGTTCGCGGACGGCGGCATCATCAGCGGCCCAACAATGGGTCTTGTGGGCGAATACCCTGGCGCAAAGTCCAACCCGGAAGTCATCGCCCCGCTGGACAAGTTGCGGTCAATGATTAGC